CTGCCGTGCAGGAGGGTCGCTTTCGGGCGCCTTATCAAAGGCATTCCAGATCATGCGTCGCGAGTTTAGACTCAGACTAGATCAACCTGTATTTACAGGGGAATGCGCTTCGTTAAGGAGATTGTGGGATGTTGCCTGCCAGCAGGCCGAGGATTCTATAAAGGGAAGACGATCAAAGAAGAGGTTCATTATGACTGTGAAAGGTTGTAAGCGGATCTTCGATGTCCCCTGCTCTCGGTGCGATGCTGAAGGTAAAGACAAGGCGAAAGAGGACTGGGCGGAGAAAGTAAGTATAGTTCCTCATGAGGGTAATGCCATCGCTAGCATGTACCTCGAGAGGCTCCGTCGCCATGTCCGTGAGCTATCTGGGGGATGGGGAAGTGAATTAGAGAGGAATAGGAAGGACAAGAGGGAGATGATATTGCCCTCAGACACGTACGTCCCTGACCTGCAGGGTTGTCTGGAGACCAAGTCACTTGCAGGTGGTACATTGGCTACACGTGAAGATGAGTGCTCACCGGAAAACATTGCACTCGTCCGCCGTGGTGTGGCCAAAACAAAAGGAAAATTTAGATGTGTTACAATGCAGTCCGCACGCGTCAAGCGGGTTCTGCGACCATTACATAATGCATTATACGACCACCTTTCGCAATTTGGATGGCTCGTGAGGGGTGATGTTACAAAGGAAGACTTCGATGCCGTAGCAGATTCACTACATCAGGGTGAAAGATATATATCAGGGGATTACACCTCTGCAACGGACAATATATATATCCCAGTCGTGATGGCTGTAGTGGAAGAGCTCGCATTGGAGGGTAAGATGACAGAAGAAGAGAGAGAGGTTTTCATGGGTAGCTTTACCGACATCTGCTGGCAGCCAGAGGGCACGAAGGAGAGGAGACCGATTAATCGGGGTTCAATGATGGGGAATCTTTGCTCATTCCCAATCCTCTGCCTAATTAACAAGGCGTGTCACGATATGGCTGCGGAAGAGGTCTATGGGAAGGATGGCGGTAATAGGGTGGGGAGGTTCAATGGCGATGACTGTCTATTTTGTGGCGATGACCGAATGTATCGTAAGTGGCGAGAGGTCACTTCTATATTCGGGCTCATCGTGAATGAGTCAAAGACAGGCATCTGTAACCGCTTCCTCGACCTTAACAGTCAGGTTTACGACGCTAGAAAGCGGAATCTGATTGCCAAGCCCATCCTTTCTTTCTTACGGCCCATGAACAATGAGAAAGGGGAGATTTTGACATCCGTGCTGCGCGGGATAAAGAGTTTCCGGCACGATGTGCAGCTCTGGATTGTGAACGTCGTATCCAGACATGAAATCTCCGTCAAGGGCTTCTCTCCTTCGAACTTACCAGCTTTCTGGCAAGAATATCTTCCGAAAAGGCGATGGTTCAAGAAATTGGTGTATGATGGCCCGGCCACTACATGCACCCGCAGACGTGTATTAAAGGAAAAAGTAATGGGATCTGACGGTAAAGAGAAGATCCAGTTGGACATCCAGTCCATAAGCAAACCAATCGACACTCCAGTTGAGCTTGGCCCTCCACCTAGGCCTCGGTATCAACACGCTCTCGACCAGGTACTTGGGAGAGTTGAATCGAGTTTTGTCGATTATTGGACTGGGAAGAAGCATATTACAGACAAGGAAAAGGTAGATCGGGCTACCTTCTATAGTACACAGAAAATGAACAACTCGCGAAAAATTCCTAGGACTCGATTTATATCTCTGACAACGAAATGGTCTTTCTTGTGGCCCTCCGAGTTACTAAGGTATCTCGAGCGGTCACACCCATATGTCTTGGCACTTGATAGACATAGGGAAATTGAGAAGTGGCCATTAAGTCCAATTCAGCTACATCTAGAGTATGGCTATAGGGTCAGCCGTGTAGCTTTGGATTTCAGAGCGGGATATAACCCCGAACCTAGCAGAAAAAAAAAGAGATCTCACCTCCTTCATGGGGGTGTCCGTTGTTCGATCTAGGCAGGACAACACGCGTAGAAGGGAGAAGTGAAAGGGAAATAAGTATGGATACATTAAGAATTGTCTTAGTTGTAAGACAGGAACGCTCTGTTATGCGTATCATGCGGTAACCATCTGGGGGTGTGAATCGTTGAGGAGAAATCCGGCCGTATGCGTACATGAATAGTGTTGACCCAGAGTCATCCTCCTAGACATGTATGGTTAGCTAACTGGAATTAACCAGTTGACTCGCGTGGATCACTCATTCAGGCCAAAGCCTGACCCCGGGGATGCAAGGATGGTCCTCTCTCTGGTTCTTTGAAATAGCGATGGCGTGCCCTATGCAATAAAGGGGGACCTGGCCCACTGGTAAAGGGCTTTGAGGACATATCGTCCGGGTTTACTGCTAATTTCTCATCCCAGAATCGGAGGAACACAAATGGTATGGATAACTGCTGTGGCCCGCAGCTTAACCATAGGCGCAGTATTAATGTTGAAGTATGGAAATAACCGGAAGTTCGAAAATGAGAAACCTTCATCGGATCTAGCCGACCAATAACGCCAAATGTATAGGAAAATAGAAACCACGGAACTTGTGGCCCTGGGAAATGTGAATGTAATGGACGCCATGGTGTACTCGTACACTAGCAGCCCTGCTGCCCCTGGGAAATATCATTACATTCTGACGCCATGTCTATCGTACTATACAGTTAAATTACAATGGAGTAACCTTTTGTTACAATTAGGGGGAAGCCCCGGCGTC